GCCCCGAGTTCGTCGGCCGGCTCGCCAAGGCGACCTCCTGAACCTGACGCGGCCTGATCCTTGGGGGCCGGGGCTGGCAGGGATGCCGGCCCCGGCCTTCTGTCCATCCGGAGGGAACGATGGCGAAGCCCGACACGACCCGCGTCCTCCAGTGGCCCTCCGTCGAGCCGGTCTCGTTGAGCGACGCGAAGGCCCAGTGCGGCATGCTCGCGGACGTGACGGAGTTCGACCGGTTCCTTCTCGACAAGATCGCCGCGGCCCGCCGGCTCGTCGAAAGCCGGCTCTCCGTGACGCTCGTCGCGACCCAGTACCGGGCGACCTGGCAGGCCGGAGGTAGCGTTCTGCACCTTCCGGCCCCGCCCGTTCTGATCTCGGCGACCTACCCGATCGCGGTGACGGTCGCCGGCGTCGCCCTGGCGGCCGCCGACTACGAGGTCGACCAGGACGCGTTCCCCGCCACGTTGACGCTCGACACGGCCACGAACGAGAAGGTCGTCGTCACCTACTGGGCCGGGGCGGCCCCGGGCTCCCAGATCGAGCCCATGATCCGCTCGGCGATCCTGGCCTACGTCAACCATCAGTTCGAGAACCGCGGCGTCCTGAACACCGAGGGCGGCGGCGAGCTGCCCCACGCGTTCGAGACCCTGCTCGCCGCCTCCTCGTGGAACGGGGGCTGGTGATGCGACCGGCCGGACGCTACCGCGAGGTGTTCATCCTGGAGCGGCCCGTCCGCTCGCGGAACGTGGCCGGCGGCACGGTCGAGACCTGGGAGACCGTCGCGAAGATCCTCGGCTCCTACGAGGCCACGACCTACTCCGAACAGGCCCGCCGCGGCCAGGTCGGCGGCGGCATCACGGCGACGGTCTACACGCGGTACCGGGACGACGTGGCCGGCGACATGCGGCTCCGGTGGCCGAGCCGCGGCGACCGGCTCCTCTACGTCTCCGCGGTCGTCGAGGTCCCAGGCGGCGACGACCTCGAGCTGACCGTCGAGGAGCAGCGGACATGATCGTCCTCGGGTGGAACAACGTCTCGGGCGAGATCGGGGCGCTGATGAAGCGCTACAACGAGCTCCCCCGGCACATCGCGAAGAAACACCTCCAGGCCGCGATGAAGCGAGCCGGTAAGACCGCGGTCCCGATCCTGAAGCGGAACACGCCGAAGGGCGGCACGCGGGTCGTGAAGTCCACGATCGTTCGCGGCGAGCAGAAGCTGAACTACAAGCGAAAGGGCGGCGCCCTGCGGCGGGCTGCGACGTTCGTCGCCCGCTACAAGGGGCGGAACAAGGACGGGGCCGTCTTCGGGATCCTCGGCTACAAGTTCGGGTTCGAGTCGCGGAAAGCGATCTGGCTGGAGTTCGGCACGACCCGCGGGATCGAGCCCCGGAAGATGATCGAGCAGACCTACACCGCCACGAAGGGAATCGTCGGGGCGAACCTTCAGGCGGAAATGGCGAAGGCCCTGGAGAAGGCCGCGGCCGAGCTCGCCTCGGGCGCGAATCCGGGCATGTCGAAGCGCGGCATCGCCGGCGGCGTCACCCCACGATAGGAACACCATGCCCACTCCGCACGTCTGGCTGAAGGAAGCGATCGAGGCCGCCACGTCCTGCACGGCGTGGCCGGTCGGCATGACCGGCACCCAGGCCCCGCCCTTCGTGATCTACGCCCGTGAGGGGACGACCCGCGAGCAAGTCCTCGCCGACGCGTTCGACGACACGCCGGCCGCCGACCAGATCCACCCGGTGGCCCGGTTTCTGGTGGCGGTCTACGCCGACGACTACGTCGAGGCGTGGGACCTGGCCGAGGACATCACCGACAAGATCCACCGGTTCGCCGGCACCGCCCACGGGACGAATATCGAACACTGCCTGGTTCTCGACGAGCGGGACGGCCAGCCCGACTACCTCGAGGGCCGCGAGACCCCGACCTACACGGTCGAGCTCTCCGTCGAGATCCGCTGGGACGCGTGAGATTCGGCATCGACTGCCGTCCGTAAAATCGCACCAGACAACAGGAGCCGGCTAAATGCCACTATCCACCATTCCCAGCGGCGGGCCGACCATTCCGGCCGGCGCGACGAGCGTCTCCCTCAAGAACATCGAGACGGCTGGCGCAACGCCGAAGGAAGATGTGACCGTCCTCGGCGACACGGAGCGCAAGTACGCCCCCGCTCCGCTCATTGAAGCCGGGACCGCTACGGCGACGAAAACCTGCTCGGTGTCAGGCAAGCTGCGGTCGAATACGACCCTCGCCGTGACGGCGGCGAACGTCTCGACCGGGTGGATCTGCGAAAGCTACGAGAAGAACTACGAGGTCGGCACCTACGCGACGTTTTCGGCGGAATGGTCCTTTTATCCCGCGACATGAGGAGCAGTATAAATGTCAGGCGCTTCCCCGACGTTCACGAGCTCCCAGGGATTCTCCGCGTTCGGCGTGGCTGGAGCGACGAAGGTCTCCGTCAAGGTCGCGCGAAACAGTAACTCCACGCCGCGGCTTGATAGCTCCACTCTGGCACTGGCACACGGTGCGAGCAGGACCTACGAGAACGGCCTGACCGACAACGGGCAGAGCGGCAGCGCGGCCGTCGTGACCGTGACCATCGAAGGCCTCGACTCACCTCCGGCCCTCGGCACCACCATTACCGCCGAGGGCGCGACCTGTAAGTGCATGGACGCTACCGCGGACGATGCCGTCGGCGAGCTCAAGAAGTGGACGGCCAGCTACACGAGCGATTACGCGGCCTAATGCAAGCGGAGGCCGTGCAGCATGTCGACGCCTTCCTCGCAGGGAGCGACGCTTTCGTTCAACGGGACTCCACTAGGCTCGATCACGCGGTTCCGCGCGTCGCCTGCGACCGCCGTGTATTTCGAGAAGACGCATGTGTCGAGCGAAGTTGTCGGCTTCGGGGCGGAGGCTCGCGTCCTCAAGTCTTACGACTGCACGGCCATTGACCCGGGGACGGTCGAGGTCACGCTATGGGGGTGTCCCCCGTACAACAACGAAATGGTCGGCCTAAAGGGCACCGTTTCGCTTTTGTTTGCCGGCGGGTCGCTGTCGCTGCCTGCGTTTCTCGATTCGTTTGAAGTAACCGGACAGGTCGGCCAGTTCCTTGTGGGGTCGGCCGTGTTTCGCTTGACAGGAGAAAGATCGTGACCGCCCTAGACTCCTCGCCCGACGTTGTGGCCGTGACGCCTCCCGGATCTGCCGATCTCGTCCACCTGCGTTTTCCGACGTTCCAGGAATGGCACGCCTTGGCGAAGGCTCATCGCGAGCTGGAAGGGGCCACGCCGCCGGCCGAGCTGATCGCGAAGACGCTCACGACCTGTATCTGTGATGCCGACGGAAGGCCGGCGGGCGTCGAGGCCGCGAAAGTGCTGCGCGCGAACCACCGGGTCGTGATGTGGATCTATTCCCAGTGCTGGGAGACGGTCCTCAAGTCCGGGGACTCCGTGGTGGCGGAGCTAGAAAAAAACTCCGGAGCCGGGCAGGGCTGACGGATCGCTTCCTGTACCGGCTCGCCGCTCACCACCGGATCCCACACGTCGAACAATGGAAGAGGGAGGTCACGCTCGACCAGATTCATCGCTGGATGGCCTACCACCGGGTGGAGCCGTTCGGGGAAGACTGGATGCGGACGGCAAAGTCGACCCTGTTCATCGCGAGGGCGATGGGGGCGAAGCTAGACGAGTCGTTTATCGACATGTTCCTCCCCAACTATGACCCAAGCCGCGAGCTGACCGAAGACGAGATCACCGCAAAGATCGCCGCGTTCGCGGCTACCAAAGGACCGTAGGAAATGTCTGCGATCGGTAAAGTTTCCGCGTTGTTTACGGCGTCCACGTCCGGGCTCACGTCCGGCGTCAAGGCGGCGTCGTCTTCGTTCCGCTCTCTGCAATCAGACACGCAGGGCCTGGCCTCGTCCATGCGGGCCCTTACGGCGATTGCAGGCGCGCAGTTGTTCGGGTCTGTCGTGAGCGGCGCGGCGGCAGCGGCGAGGGCTTTTGCAAACCTCGGCGCGGGCGCCGTTTCGTCGATCTCGTCGGCGGTCGATGCGGCAACGTCGCTCGGCGAGGAGACGAGTAAGTCCGGCGTTATCTTCGGCCAGTCGGCGGCAAGTGTCGCGGAGTTTGCGAAACAGGCGAGCCGAATCGGCCTAGCCGAGTCCGCGGCCCTATCTGCGACCGGCTCGTTCGGGAATCTTTTTACGGCAATGGGGCTCGGTCGGGAGCAGGCAGCCGACTACGCGACGACGCTGACCAGCCTCGGGGCAGACCTGGCGTCGTTCAATAACTCGTCAGTCGAAGAAGCTGTTCAGGCACTAGGGGCCGCCCTCCGGGGTGAAGCGGAGCCGATCCGTAGGTTCGGCGTGCTGCTGGACGAGGCGACGCTAAAACAAGAGGCGCTGGCTCGCGGTCTGATTACATCGACCAGCGGATCGCTCACGCCTGCAATCAAAGCGCAGGCCGCGTACGCCGCGATCCTCCGCCAGACGGCGTCCGCACAAGGCGACTTCGCGAGGACGAGCGGGTCGCTCGCAAACCTCAGCCGAATCGTGTCGGCTCAGTCGACAAACGTTTTCTCGACCATCGGCCAGACGTTCGAGCCTCTCTATCGTGCGATCGCGGAGGCCGCCTCGAACGTGCTCGTCGCCATCGGTCCTCTGTTTGAGTCGGTCGCGGACGGCGTTAGGTCCAGCGTGGAGGTGATCGCGGCCGCGATTGCCCGCCTGACTCCGCAGATCATAGGGTTCCTCGGGTCGATCGACGGGGCGAACATCGGGCAGGCTCTTGGTGATGGTCTGCTCTCCGGTGCTCGTGCTCTGGCAGTCGTCGGCGACGCGCTGATCGCCAACAGTTCCGCCGTGTTCTCGTACTTTGCAGACGTAGGGACGCGGTGGACGGGCATGTTCGATCTCGGCGGCCGTGTCGCTCAGGCTTTCTATGGCGCGTTCCGGCTGTTCGAGTTCGTCGGGAACACGGTCGGCGGGGCGTTCTCTGACATTATCTCGGGCCTTTTACTCGCCGCCGCAGAACTG